CGGTACATTTAGCGCGCCTTCGTCCACTACACACTTCCAGGGATGCTTTCCCTGACCATCAAGCTTATTACGGCGCATAATCGTTCCCTCGATCGTCGGCGTCGAGAAGGTGATATTCTCGCCCTTCGTCTGTAATTTCGTTGACGGAACGCCGAAGATCACGCGATAAACCCAATAATAACGATACTTTCCCGTGCTCAGCTTGGCTCGGAACCCGACTGCTACGGGTTGTCCGCCGTTTTCGCTCTGCGAGATCAATACCTTATTGTCGTCAATCTGTGCGCCAGTGAGATCGCTAGCAACAGATGCGCCAATATCATCAACACCGAGCGTGATTTTCCCGTCCTTGAATTCTTTTACGACCGCGACCGTCCCGTCGTCGGCGTACAGCTTCGCTTCGTTGATCTCTATCTCAATATCCGCTGTCATACCCTTCCCCAGCGGCAAAGGCGTCCCGTATGTTTCATCACCATTGGCATCTTCGGTGATTGTCGCATAATATAACCGGTCAAAACCGATCGATGGCATATACTATACCTCCTCTTGTTCTTTTTCGCGAGCTGCGTCCACTGAGTAATGGTGATACTTCGTCTCCTGTTCATATCCGACATACCGCCGCTCTGTCACCAGAAAGCCCGCCGATAGGAGCATCCGTACAAGCAGATCCTTTGCGGCTCCATAGTTGCCTTTTGAGAAGAGCGACAGCCGAGCTTCCTCAATGTTCATGCCCGGCGCATCGTCGGAAAACAGTGCGAAATGCTCCGAAATCGGCGTAATCACGACGTACTCGTCCGGCGCGGTGGTAGAGAGAACGCCGGTCTCCACAGGAAGTCCGGCGCTCTCGACGATCGCATTCAGTTCTTTTAGCATGCTCATGGCAGATTCAGCTCCTCTTTCATAACGCGCTGCATCTGCTCAATGCACGATTTCCGGCTCGCGGATTTGGTCTGCTTCAGAAACGGTTTCGGCGGTTGGCCATGCTTTCCGTACTCCAGAAGATTGGCGAGCATGGCGTTACTGACGTCGCAGCGTCCCTCCGAAAAGCCCACTTTAACATCGAAATTTCCGTCGCGATCCAGCTTCGCGGGTGACACGCCGAGCGACGCGGCAAGCTTGCCGGTAGAACGTGATTTGATCTTCGTCCCGCGCCCGATCGCCGCGCGCAGGTTCGATTTCATCTTTTCCAGCACGACCTTGCCGCCTGCCGTGAGCGCTTTGGGAATCGCCGCGTCGAGTGCGTTGCCCATGCCAGCGAGCTGGTCGAGCAGCCGGGTTGGCATTTCGATTTTTACCTTAGCCATCCGCTGTCACCTTCTTTGCCAATACCTCGATGTACATACCTCTGCCTTTCACATCCTCGACGGACGTGATTTCAAAGCGATCATCGCCGCAAAGGATCACATGCGCCGTGGTTACGGATAGCCCCGGGATGACACGAAATTGGAACGAATCCGTTGCCTCCGAAAAGGAGGCACGGTTGACCCATTTCTGAGACCCGTGCCGCCCTTCCCGATAAGCGTGGACAGAAGCGAGAATATTGTCCGTCTTCGATGCGAACCCTTCAGCATCCTTGGTTACCACCAGTTCCGCTATGGAAATAAACGTGCTCATTCTTCCAAAGCTCATACGCCCACTTTCCAATCCCGGTCTAAGCGCAAAAGAGTGTTTGCAACAGTCCAGGTCTGCTGCCCCGCCTGTACATTGTCCGCAAAGAACCCGCCTGTGCTGCCGTCCCGACTTTCGTAGAAATGGGACGCCAGCATGATCACCGCCGCCTCGGTCGTCGGCGGCATGCCAGCCGCTTCATACGTTCCAGCGGTCAAGTGCTGATAGCTTTCAGCGTAGGAGACTGCGGCATCGATCAGGCGCTGCAATAGTTCATCGTCCGCGTCGTGCGTCAGGATCAGGTTCACTTTTACCTTGTTCAGCAGCGTCGCCATGTCATTAAGACGCGCCCGACTGGTCTGCTACCATGATTCCGGCATTCTTGAGTTTTTGCAGCAGGGCGTTGAAGTCGCTCTTCAGGTCAGCGATGGTCGAAGCGGAGCTTTCCGTTTGATTCGTTGCCTGATAGACGCTGCCTGCCGCCTGCTCGGTTGCGTATCCCGATTGCAGACCGGTGACGGTGGCGGTATCCAGAACTTCCAGAGTACCGCCAATAACCAGCCGGTCACCGCCGTCTGCGAGGTAGTTCTTACAGTTGCGGGTGACGTCACCCACCGGGGTATCAATGATCTCCATCCTTACCCTCCATTACGCCTTCTGTTGCAAAACCTTGATCGCTTCCGGCAGAATCAGCTTGCCGTCGAGCCGCTGCGACGCGAGGAAGCCAATCTGACCCGTCGTAGCGTACAGCTCGTTCAGACGCTTGAATGTGCGACCCTGACGGTCGGCGATCCAGTAGTAGGAGAAATCGCCGAACGCGATGGACTTGTTCCCCGCAGCGACGCCAGGCATGAACTCGCTGGTAACGATACGGTGTCCGAGGATCGTATCCGGCGCGTTTTCCGTAATGCCCGGGCGCCAGAGGTACTGACCGTCGCCATCCTTGAGCTTGCGCAGGAGCTTGACGGTCGTGTCGTTGAGCACGAACACCGCGCTCTTGCGGTACGGCGCACGGAGCGAGTAGACGAGGTCGATTAGCTCGTCGCCCGTAATCGCAGATGCGCCTGCCGTGGTGACCCCGACCTCCGCACCACCGGTCGTGTGCAGAATGCCGATAGGCTTGCTCACGCCGTTGCCGTTGAGGAACGCGTCCTCTTCCTTGTCGCCGATACGCTTGCCGAACTGCTCGGACACATATCCCTCGATGTCAAAGATGCTGTCCGACAGCAGTTCTTCGGAAACCTTGATCATGGTCGCGAGTTTGTACGCGCCGAGAACGACTTGCGAGAAGGAGTCGTCCGAGAGCGGATAGGTACCCTCTTCATCGACCCAGTCGGCGGTGCCCTTCGACGCGACCACCGGAATCTTCCGATCGCCGTAGCCGGTCTGGATCACATGGCAGAGCGGTCGCAGCACATTCGCAGCCGTCAACTTTTGCACAAGCGTGCGCTCGAACTCGTCCGGAACGNNCCGGAACGAGATAGCCGCCCTCACTGTCGGTGCCTTCGACCAGAGAGTTCAGAATTTCGGGTCTCGGGTTCTTGGAGCGGATCGCGTTCCAGAACGCTTTTTTGTACGCGTCGGATGCGCGACCCGTTTTCTGGTCAACGGCTGCCTGCGCCGGCTTACTGGTCAGAGGGTCTGCGGTGGGTTTATTGAGTTCGGCATCCAGCGCAGCCTGCCGCTCCAGCCGGTCGATCTCCTTGCCGAGGTTAACCACGTCGGCTTCCATCTTTTCGTAGGTTGAGACATCGTCGGCTGCGAGAAGGCCGTCCGAGCCGCGCTTGGTATCGAGAAACGCTTTTGCTGCGTCCCACGCTTTTGCACGCTTTTCGCGGAGTTCCTGAATCTGGTTCATGTGTTTTCTCCTTTATTTCTTCAAAAGATTGAGCCGCTGATACAGCGGCTCGGAAGGATGCTTTTGTTCAGTTTTCGGAATCTTGCTCAGGAGCGAGTTTGTCACCGCCCTGCGGCTGAATTGGTAACTGTTGACCGGGATACCGCTTGGGTCACCCGATTCACGCGTCAAGATGCCGTCGGCAAACCCGAGCTCGATCGCCTTTTGTGCGTTCATCCACGTTTCTGCATCCATGAGGTGCGCTAGTTTCGCGCGCGACATGCCCGTTTTCAGCTCATATGCCGTGATGATGCTCTCCTTGACCTCGTCCAGCATGGCAATGGCCTTCTGCATTTCCTCTGTGTCGCCGATGGCAACGGTTAAAGGATTATGGACCATCAGGAGTGCCGTCGGCGCCATGAGCACTTCGGTACCTGCCATAGAGATGACCGATGCGGCGCTTGCCGCGATACCGTCAATCTTGACAGTAACCCGACCTTTGTACTCCATGAGCATGGTATAGATCTGGCTTGCCGCGACGCAGTCGCCTCCCGGGCTGTTGACATAGATCACGATATCGCCTTGTCCTGCGTTCAGCTGTTCCCTGAACACTTTCGGGGTGACATCGTCGTCAAACCAGCTCTCTTCAGCGATCACCCCGTCGATGGTTAAAATGCGGGTATCGTCCAGGTTTCTTGCCCAGCTCCAGAATTGTCGTTTCAAGAAGAATCCTCCTGTCTGTTCGCTTTCTGTCTCTCGCGCTTTCGCGGCGCTTTAGTGCTCGCCCCGCTGTTCGCAGGATTCGATTCTGGCGCGATCATCCTTTGCTGCGGGGAACCGAGGAGCATCATGGCACCGTTGATCAAGTACAAATCCCCACCGAGCTCTGGTGCAATGCGATCGAGGTTTTCGAGCTCGCGGATATCGTTGGCGCTCATCCAGCCGTTCTGTCGCGCGGTGGCGTACCCACTCATACGGGATGCGTAGTCGCCGCGGAGAAGGCCGTCGACGTTGAACCGGATGAAGTAATCCAGTTTTTCGCTCTCACTGAACAGTACCCGACACATACTCTGTTCCCAGCGCACGACCCAGGGGTCGAGCGTGTATTTCACAAACTCCAGCGACTGCTGCTCGATGTTGCTGAACGACGACTTCTCCAAATCTGCCAACATATGCGGCGGCACGCGGAAGATGCGCGCGATCTCGTTGATCTGAAATTTGCGTGTCTCCAGAAATTGTGCCTGCTCCGGCGCGATACCGATCGCCGTATACTTCATTCCCTCTTCCAGGACCGCGATCTTATGAGCGTTCGCGCTGCCCTGATACGCTGAATTCCAGCTTTCTTTGACCCGTATCGGGTCTTTGATCGTGCCGGGATGCTCTAATACGCCCGCCGGAGCCGCACCGTTGGCAAAGAACTTCGCGCCGTACTCTTCGGTAGCAATCGCGAGTCCGATGGCGTTCTTCGCCATAGCGATCGGACTGTAGCCGATCAGGCCGTCGAAGCCGAGTCCAGGGATATGGAGCACATCCGTTGCCGCAAGGTTGACGCGGCTATCCGAACCTCGTGTCTTGGGATCCTCTGGCCCGCGCTGATACAAATAAAAAAGCCGGCCGTTTTGATCACGGTCGACTGTCATTTTGTTCGGCATGAGCGGATAGAGTGCGATCACCTCGCCTCTGGCGTTTCGGATGATTTGCGCGTAGGCGTTACCCCACAGGAGCAGGTGGCTCATGAGCGTCTCCCGGAACGCGAAGCTCGTCATCTCGGGGTTCGGTTCGTCGTGCAGCAACCGGTAGAGCGGGTGTTTGAACGCTTTTTCTTTGCCGCCGCTGTCATTGTATTTGTAGACGTTCAGAGGAAGGCCTGCAACGGTTTCGGACAGGATTCTCACGCAAGAATACACCGCCGTCATCTGCATGGCTGTCGTTTCGTTCACCGGTTTTCCGCTCGAAGTTCCACCGAAAAAGAAATTATAGCGGCTACTGTTAAGGGAATCTTTCGGCTTGCCGTGGGAGTAGAAAACCCGTTGAATTAGATTCGTATGGTTCACCTCCGGATTATTTGATAAAGAAAAACACCGCCGAAGCGATGTTTAGGGTTAACTCATCTATACTAGAGTGGTAGATTATTAAAATCGTCTACTGCCATAGTAACGATTGGAAATGATTTTGTATATGTCTCTTAATCTTGTATTAATTGACATCAATAATCTCGTTTGATCTTCGCAAAAATGTTTACTATTCAGAGAATTGGTAACGTCATCCTCAAGATTCTGTATGTTCTTCTTTAAGTTTGCATAAAAGTTAGGGTCTTGATATTGAAAATATGCGGAATCAATTCTTAATTGAACTAATTCATCAAGCAATGTATCACTACCTAAGAGTGACCCAGAAAGATCAAACATTATCTTCTGTCTTGCCTCAGGAATTTTCTTTAATAAATGTGTGCCATATATTGTGCGAAAATATTCAGCCTCCAGCGCTACTTGTTTGTCCTTTTCTCCTTTAACAATCTCAACAACTGCGATGATTGTTGCAAGTAAAAGAGCAGCAATTGAAATAACAATCGAAATAATATTCAAATTATCGTTTATGGTCTGTCCTGCTGCTGAATTGTTCGTAGCAAACTCCAGTACGGTAATCATAAAGTCCATCATATTTGCCTCAATCAGTTTAGATTCGAAAAAATCAGTTCGTGAATCTTCTCATTTGAAGAGATAATTTGAACATATTTTATGATCGCATCAGCCCCATAATTGTTGAGCCATTCATCAAAAAAACCTTGAACGAATGAAGATGCTATACGCGTTATATTATTAGGGAATTTGATTATTACAGAATCTTTGAGATTCGCCTTTTCTTTTACTTGGTTTTGAAAAGTTGCCTGCCCAAAAGGAAACCCCGCCAATGCTACCAAAGTCCTATCGAACTCTAAATCAATGGATTGAGTCATGGTTTCACCTCTTTCTTACAACGAAGTTTAAATTATATGCAGTTCCCGGAAAGTGAATCGGAGTGTTTTCAATCAAAGATGCTTCAGGGATTTCTCCGAAAAAATCGTTGTTTCTATTAAATCCTATCCATCCATCTTCGTCATACTCCAAATGCTCCTGTCGAAACCAGAGACGTCTAGAGGAACTTATCATGTAACATCGATGAAAATCTGATCGCTTTTCAAGTGAACAGATCAGTTTCGTTAGTCCCATTCCCCCTGAACGCTGCTTCTCTGGGCGGCTTGTTATACGGTCTTGAAATGCCGCTACTCGGAAGAAATCATCAACGTTATAATTTTCCGACAAATGACATCGATGATACTCGTATGCCTCTCGCACTTTCGTGTATCGTTCTTCCGTAACCGTCGGGTCTTCAATTTTGGTTCTTAATGCAGTTGTAAAACCGATTCCCGAAAAACTCACGACTGCAATATTTATACCATGATAACGCGCATCAGATCCTGCTTTCTCATATTCGCTCGTTACATCAATGTCAATTAGGCACTCTGCTTTCGCATGTTCCCCCGCGTTACCAATCAGCTCGACTATTACTTCTGAGATATCTTCACGGTAAGCGTCGATAACATCAAACAGCTTAAGGAATGTATCAATATCTCCCATAATAATACTCAGTTCATGTGATTGCGCAGCATCAGCCTTTACTATCTTTCTATAGTGATTCGAGTAAATCTCTCCTTTAAACTTTTCAACATAATCTTCAATGCGTGTTGGTCGGTTCGATCCAAGCAACTTTAATGGAGATGAAGCAATTCCCTCAGTGTCAATTGTATGTTGGCATGAAAACAGAATCTCAACATTGTGCTTATACTCGTTCAAAAGACANNCATTCTAACAATGTAAGTGTTAGCTTGTCAGCGATTTTTATTATGCCAAAATCTAGTTTTATCGGGATTTTCAGCGTGCCATATTTCTGATGGACAGAATTCACAAAAGTGATAACGAAAGCGAGCCCCTTCAAATCTAATACTTCCGGGTGGTATTCAAATACAACCCTTCCTTTTTGTATTAGAAAGCGTTGCTTTTGTGATGTTGTGTTAGTACTAAACAACAAATCAATGCTCTGCAAATTATCACCTGTGAAAGTAATATATCATACTGCTAATGAAATTAATAGTTCAAAACACCAACAATCCCCTTATATCATAAATACTCTTGTCATCCGCTCTTATATTTCGCAACGCCCGATCCAGCGCCATGATCGTCGCCACCGCACCATCAATTTTCTCGGTGCTTTTTTCTTTATCTGGCTTGATGTTCCCAGCGGGATCGGTACGGATATAAATGTTGTCCATCATCCAGCGCAAGACCGAGTGCCCGCCGTGCGTAATCCTCTGCTCCAACGTCAGCTTCATAAGCTCTTTTGTCGGTGGTGACATGTCCTTGAAGCCTTGGCCGAACGGAACGACCGTGAAACCCATCCCCTCAAGATTCTGTACCATCTGCACCGCGCCCCAGCGGTCGAATGCGATCTCGCGGATGTTAAATTTCTTTCCGAGTTGCTCGATGAATGTTTCGATAAACCCGTAATGAACGACGTTCCCCTCGGTGGTCAGCAGAAATCCCTGCTTCTGCCAAAGGTCGTAGTTCACATGATCGCGCCTTACGCGCAGGTCGATGTTATCCTCGGGGATCCAGAAGAATGGAAGGATAAAGTATTTATCGTCATCATCCAGCGGTGGAAACACGAGCACGAATGCAGTAATATCCGTGCTGGACGAAAGATCAAGACCGCCGTAACAAATGCGCCCTTCGAGCGATTTTGGGTCAACCGGAAATGCGCATTTATCCCAAGCGTCCATCGGCATCCAACGGATCGCCTGTTTGACCCACTGATTCAACCGGAGCTGACGAAACGCGTTTTCTTCGGCGGGGTTCTGCNNGACTTTATCGATCCCCACCGTAATCCCGAGCGATGGATTCGCTTTCTTCCACACTTTAGGGTCGGTCCAGGAATCGTTTTCTTCGGTGCCATAGATCACCGGATAAAATGTTGGATCTGTTTTCCTACCTTTGAGAATATCAAGTGCTTTTGAATGCACTTCCCAGCAGATGGAATTTGTGTTATCACCTGCCGTGGTGATCAGGAAATACAGCGGTTGCATACGCGCGTCGCCGCTGCCCTTGGTCATAACGTCAAAGAGCTTTCGGTTCGGTTGTGTGTGCAGTTCGTCGAAAATAACGCCGTGGGTATTGAACCCATGCTTATTGGCAACGTCCGCGCTCAGCACTTGGTAATAACTCCCGGTCGGTAGGTATACGATCCTCTTTTGCGACGCAAGGATCTTCACTCGTTTCGCCAACGCTGGACACATGGTGACCATGTCCTTGGCGACCTCGAACACGATGGATGCCTGCTGCCGGTCGGCGGCACAGCCGTACACTTCGGCGCGTTCCTCGTTGTCGCCGCAGGTTAAAAGTAGCGCAATCGCGGCAGCCAGTTCGCTTTTTCCATTCTTTTTTGGTATTTCGATATACGCTGTGTTGAACTGGCGGTATCCGCTGGGCTTCAGCGTTCCAAACACATCGCGGATGATCTGTTCCTGCCAGTCTATGAGCAGAAACGGCTTCCCTGCCCATGTACCTTTTGTGTGTGCTAGACACTCAATGAAAGCGACTGCTTTGTCCGCCGCCTGTTTGTCATATACCGAGTCCTTCGCTTTGAACGGAGTCGGCGTGTACTTCTTCAGTTTTCTTAGCATTACCGCCTCCTCCTTATGAAATCAAAACGGAGGCCCGCGTGAGCCTCCGTATCCGGCTTAGTTTGGTTATCGCGCGCCGTTGGGGCAACCGCCCCATCCGTTTCCTGAACCGCTCAGTGGCGGCGACGTTGCGCAACGCGGCGCTGCTGCGATTTACGCGCGCGTTGCGTCCGAATCACTTTCTTGCACCGCCGCTTTCAGGATATCTGCATCAAACCCCGCCGCTCTGTACCCATCCAGAAGCGTGCTGTAATAGAAGGCGCTGGGCTTGTTCTGTGGTTTGCCGCTGTTCAGTATGTATATCAACGCATCTAGCAGTGCACCGTCGAGGCGTACTTTGATCGCAGTTCTTCGGTAAAGCCCCGGTACACCGATCCAGCGATCGAGTGCGGCTTCGTCCTGCATGGTTATCTCCCACAGAAGCGCGGGAACATTGCTGACCTTCGCCTTCTCGATCGTCGCCAGTGCGCCGGCTTTGCTGCCGCGAAACGCGAGTCTGTAGTTTTTTAGTTCCGTCGCTCCGACCAACTTTGCAGTCGGACAATGCTTTGCCATTTCGGTACGATTGAGTGCGACGCTGTAAGCGGCAAACAATTGATTACTCATTTTCCTCAATCCTCCGACACTCATCTTCGTCAAATACGACTCCGAGCGTACTCCCGAAATCCCAATTCACATGGATCGTTCCGATATCGTCGACTAAGGTGACCGTCCCTCGGTCACCCTGTCGCAAGTTGGTGTAAGGATCGCTCATGCGAATCAGCATCACCCGAGTGCCGGGTTTGTAAAACTCTTTGAGCTGTTTTAGCTTCTCCGGATGAATCGTTGTCATTCTTCATCCCCCGCTTCCCGCGTGGTGCGAAACGCCGCGTTGCCAGAAAGATTTTTCAGCAGGATCTTTCGTGCTTCCTTGTACTCCGAGCCGATAAATCCGAGTCGCAGCAGGAAGCAGCGGAAGGCGTACTTCTCGTTTTCGACTTCCTGTTCCGTCGCGCTGACGCGCTTTTGTGTGCGCGCCAGTTCGCAAAGCCCCTGTACCAGTTGGTAGTAGGCGGCGATCTCAACCTGATCGTCGGTCGGTCGGAACCACCCGAACTCGATCCTGTCAGAGTGTTCTGTGATCGGTAGGCTGTCCGTACCGAGCGCCTTTTTGAGCAGGGTTTCCTTGCTCGCGACCAGCCGCCGCAGGTTCTCCATGGCGGTCGGCGTCATGCCATCCTTAGGCAGCTCGAATGCGAGGCGTTCGGGATCGACAGTACGAGGTGTTTCTTTTTTCAGTTGATCCGGCTCGACCGCTTTGGGTTCAGCGGGCTTTGCCGCTTCGCCGACCCGTTCGCCGATGAAACCATCGTGTGCCAGTTCGCGGATCAGCATCTCAATTTGTGCCTCATCTGTGCCATCCGGGCAATTGACCGTGCCGTTCTTGTCGACCGTGTAAGCTCCCACCTGAAATGCGAAGCTCGGCGCGCCAAGGTATCGCGTTGTGTCCTGCAATACATCCCGCATAACCGCGACCATCGCCTTCCGTCTGTCCCCCGTAACGTTGTACTTGATCTGCATTGTGAATACCTTCCTTTCGATTTGGTAGTCACATACATCACTCTTTCGGGTGTGAATATCAAGCTATTTCGTCCAGAAATATAGCGGATTCTGACAGAATGCCTGATAAAACAAACACAACGCAGGGCAACGCGACTCCGTTGCCCCAAAGCTTATACTCCGCGGCGTCGGCGTACGGATCGTTCAGCCATTTCACGATTTGCTTTATCGTCTTTGGTTTCATTGCCGAGCCTGTGATTCGGCGATGTGTTTCAAAAACATCTTGCCACCATTCGATTTCATGTTCGGAAGGATGCTCCGTACCAAGATCCGCGCACCACCAATCGGGAAACCCCTGCAACCGGGCACATTCCTCGGGCGTCAATCTCCGAACCGCGTATCTCGGTTCTTCCACGCATCTTACAGGAACAAGCATGTCGTTGGACGCATCCTGCCCGTTGAACCCACCGGGGTGCGCGCCGGGTGAAATCGTACCGCAAACACGCTGGTACGGTTCCACCACATATTTACTGTCTTCCACTTGCTGGTTTTGCGGGAATTTATAATCGCTCGCACAAAGGCAGCCGACCCGATCGGGATAGCACACGGCATGATGATCGGAAGTATTGAGTGTAAAACACACGCCTTCGTTCACTCCGTCGCCTTGCGGGCCGTTGCGGTCGCTTCGCCCGATCATGCTGCCCTGCAGCGCATAAGTCTGCTGCTTCATTCCCGTATTCGCGGATAACGCTCCGGCGACATCACCGAGATCACGCACCTCATCACGCTGGTTCTGAGTAAACGCGACGACCGCGATACCGCCCTGATTACAATCCGGCCTACCGCCGTTCGCGTCAAGCGTACGGGCGGTAGCTGCTTCGTAAAATCCGCTCTCGGGGTTATCCGATCGCATGGCATTGCTGCCAT